TTATTGCGTCCGCCATTCAAATACCTCCTATTTCTTTGATTTCTTAACTTTCTTCTCCTCAACTACGTCAGGTTTCTTTTCTTCAATAGAGTTATTAATACTCTCTACCTTAACAGGTTTGATAAACTGACGTGCTAATTCAAATTGTTTTTCATCTACGTTGACAATAGAACCCTTGCCAACGACAAGGGCTACTCTGTCAACCAATACTTCACATTTAATCATTGAAGTTCCCTCCCGTTAGACGGATGCAGGAACTTTAATCTGTGCGAAGTGCTTTAGTCTTGCAACGTTACCAGCTGCGAATAATCTACCAATCATGCGAACTTTGTCGTTGGTAGCAAGTGTGTAAGGGTCAACCAATGTTCTAACCATATCGCCCTCAGGCAGATTGAGTCTGTAACCGTTGAAGTCGCCAACGATTGCCCATACATCGTTTGCTCTTGCATTGTCATAAGCAGGAAGTGCCTGTGTGAACTCGCATCTTACGCCGTTTACGAAATACTGTGGTTTGCCTGCGTTGTCATGTGCGATTTGGTAAATTGGTCTGCCCTGTAAGTCAGTTAAGCCCATGAAGTTCTTGAAGAAAGTCTGTGGGTTTAAAGCCAAAGTCAGGTTATCGAATGTTACCAAGTCAGCAATTGCTTCGTTGACAACGTTGAATGTTAATGAAGCGCTCTTTGACAGGGTGTTAGCATTGTTGGCGATACCGACAACACCTTTACCGTTAGAGTCTAATGCACCTGTTACAATACCCTCATCGAGTTTTAATACAACACGATAAACAAGTTCATCGGCTATATATCTCATGAACTCGTCCGCCGTCATTGCCATGATTTCATCGGTCATTGAAATCCATTTTTTAATCATAGATGGTTTCAGTTCGATTAAGCCAAGTTCGATGCTTTCTTCGGTTGGTGCATTGCTACCCTCTGCGTGCATAACTGCACCTGTTGCGCTTGCTTCAAACGGAATTGACAGGTAACCCTGTACATATGACTTGTTGACAAGTCTTGAGAATTTACCATATCTGTACCAAGCGGTTTCGACATATGACTGCCAAATTGTAGGTACAGGTACATTGTCGTTGGTTGTTGCCATACCATAAACAGGGTCATCACGTAATACTTTCTGTACGCCTGTCATGTCGCCTGTCTTGATAGCGTCGACCCACGCCTGACGGTATTCAGGTGTGTCTAATACGTCTTTGTTTAATGATTTTGCTCTTTCCTCAACTACGGTTGGGGCTACGTTTTCAATTAAATTCATCCTCTTCTCCTGTTCTTCAAATGATTTTCTTAATTCCTCAAGTTCCTTAATATCTTCGTCGATTGTATCGGCTTCATTCTTAAGGTTTTCAAGTTCGGCAATTAAGCCATCTCTTGTTTCGACATCGCTCTTTTCAAAGTCTGCTCTTTTTTCAGTCATTGTGTTGGCGATTTCGTTTTTGCGTGCGACTAACTTATCAATCTGTTCGTCAGCCATAGCACTAGATAAGATGTCCTTTTTATTCATTAAATAATTCCTCCAATTTCTTATCCTGTTCCGCCCTCTTTTCCATTAAGGCTTTATGTCTTTCGGCAAGGTCATCGGAATTGCCCCTAGCCCATGCAGAAGTCTGTGCGTATGCAGGGAATGTGACTAATGAAACATCGTAAAGTTTCTCGATACGGGTAATTCTACGAAATTCCTTTCCGTCACGTTCCGACCATTCTTCACCGCCACGTGCAATCGAGAAAGCAAATGACATTTTTGAAATCAAGCCACTACGGACAAGTTTCATTACGTCTTCGCCCTGCGTTGTATTGATGACTTTAGAAGTTTGGTACAAACCATCATTCCTCAAATCAAGGGTAAGAGAACCATTACGTGTTCCCGCTAAAAGTAAACTGTTGTCGTGGTTAAAATTTAAAACCACATCACTCATATCCGCTTCATCCAAAGCGTGTTCGTCGATTACTTCGTCGAACCATCCTAAATCTGCTTCCTGATTAAAAACGACGGCTCTTCCCTCAACGGAATTGTCGTCGCCTATCGCTCTTAATTCTGTATCAACAAATCTAACTACTTTGTTCTCCATTTTCTTCCTCCACTATGACCGTCTGTTCCTCTTCTTCCGTTGATTTTGGTTGAAGATTTCCCATGACGGTTTCAAAGTTCTTGTTGGACATCAGTATGTCGCCACCCTTAATAGGCGGTAACTTGTATATCATACGTCTACGTTCATTAGTCGTAGTGTCCATAGCACCCTTATAAGCAATATCAATTGCTACGTTGACAGGCACGTACTCAAATGGGTTACGATAGAACGCAATTTTATGTCCCTGCGTAATAGCGGTCTTGGAAAATATCTTGTAGGACATTTCCGATACAAGTTGTTCGACTCTCGGTGCAATCGTCTTGTAAAAGAATACTTCCATTGCATCTGCGGAAGCCGTGCCATCTATGACTTTCTTGTTCACACCGTAGAACTGCAACAATAAATCGATGTACTTGTTGATGTCCTGTGTTGATGTGGTAGCGAACGGGTTACCTAACGGTTTCCATTCCTCACCTGCATCCAAGACTAAAATACCGCCCTTGGTCTTCTTGATACGGTCAATGATTTCCTGTTGCTTGGTAATCTTCTCTTCCTGCCCCGCCATAACACGGGTAGCAACACCTCTTGCATAACCCGTAGCTGCGCCACCTATTTGGATAACGCCCCTGACAGTTCCGCAATCACGCAATTCGTTCAATAGTGTTCCTAACGATGCGTCGATAAGGTCTATCATTACTCGGTTATACATAGAACCTGTAAAGGCATCACCATAGAAAATATCGTTTGGATTTGCCCTTAAATGGATGACGTTACGGTAATCCGCAAGTTCAATCATCCCTGATTTAACATTTCGGTATTTAAGGAAAATAAGTTCATCGGTGACCTGATACCCACCGCCAAATTCATAGTCGACGGCGTTCAAAGGATTAATCCTTATAACGTTACCGTTCTTATCACGTTCTAGGTATGCCAAAGCATTACCCCAACGCATAAGTTGATAAATCATCGTATAAAGAAATTCATATTTAGATTGAAGCGGGTTTGGTCTTTCGCTGACTAAATAGGTCAAGCGGTCATCCCTCACTTCAAATTCGCTACCTTTTGAAACGACGTGTTTTAAGTCGATTTTGGCAAATTCGCTTGCGATGGTTGAGTAAATCTCTTCCATGATTGGCGTTGTCGGCGTAAATATCCCGCCTTTGACCCAATCGGTAAAACCTACAAGTTCACCATCCTTTACGAAATTCATTCCCCTCTTTGATACGTGGATGTCATATTTTGTAAATGGTACGTGAATTTTCATATGACCCCCTTATCGTGTAATCAAATATTTATCTAGTTCATCTTTTGTCTTTGCTATTTCACCTGTATGATTGTTGTTTATGGCGTGTCCTAATAAAGCATTTACCGCCAACAAAATCTGTTTTGTGTCGCTTTCCAACATTAAAAGTCTTTTATTATCGTTGTCCAACTTCTTGTCTACATCTTCAAACATATCATCTATGACTTTTTGACGACTTTTATATTGAATTACAGGTGTTAATAGATACTTAATCCCTGCGCCTAGTACAGTAATAAAAGCAAAAGCCCCCGCTATCTGTTCTAGCGTCCATTTCTCCATTAGACTTTCCTCCTTGAATAGTCAATCGATAAATCATCTTTAACGATTGAATATTTATAACCAAAGCGCTCATGCCATTGGTTATGGCACTCGGCGTGGCAACATACAAGGTTGTCCATGTTGAAAGCCACATCGAAATCGGTGTAGTTCTCTTCATTAAGTTCTTCCTTGTGGTGAACCGTTGCTCTTTTGGTTACCATCTTCCCGCAGAAGAAACAGATTGCCCTGTCACGCTCTATTACGGCTTTCCTAGTTTCTTCCCATAATTTTGTTTTGTATATATGTTTATGGTTTTCCATAAACTTCCTTGACGACTTCTACCAAAGCCCCGTTATTCCACTTTAGAAGCGTGTTAAGGCGTGTTTCATCGTCCTCGATATATTCGACACCCGCTTTCGGAACGCATCCTAGACGCTTGTCAAAAACGTTGTCCTTTGAAAATACATCGGTCGTTCTAACTAAATAGGCTTTATCACCCTGATACGTCGGTTTACCGACGGCTAAATACTTATCCCATTCATCTATCGGCGTTACAGGTTCAAATGAACGACGCATCTTCTTGCTTCGATATACCTTGCGGATTTGTTCAACAACATCACCTATATTTGACATATCAAAGTTAAGAATAATTGCGTTATCCTCATTTGCCCCCTGCTCAAAAAATGATGGACATGGTGTTAAAAGCAGTTTACCTGTTCCGTAACCTAACTTTTCACCGACCGAATAGCACCGCCCCTCACTATCACTTACGGTGATAAAAATATCGCATCCGTAAATGTACGGTCTTATATCTAAACGTGACGGCATAAACGCAACGTTAGGGCTATTTATTTCCTCTCTAGCGTTGGAAAAGATAGTCATGTAGTATTTGATTTCACTATCCTTATCCAAGGCGGAAATAAGTTCCCTGATGCGCTTACCGCCCTTTTCGGCAGTAAGCCTTTGGGCGCAACAAAGCCATAAAGGAGGATTTTTGATTGGCTCTAAAGTCAATGGGTTTGCGCATACTTCGCAGACAACCCCTGTACGATTATAGAAAGCCTGTGCTACCCTGTGGCTTACTGCTATGTATGTATTAATACGTGGGTCAATATGCGGTGTTATGTTCTTTTGCAGTTCAAAATCCGCATGGATGATTTCGTAGGTATGACCTGCCTTTATATGACTTATCATCGGTTCTAGGTTGTAATTAAAAAACGCCTTTTCACATTCGACCGTTTCATTGTTATATTTAATGACCCGAACATACTGTTTAAGACGTTTTACCTGTTTTTCGTCACCGTTTAAATAATAGATGGTTATATCGAATTTCTTATGGTACTTTTTCGCAAGTTCCCAAAACATCGTTTCCACGCCACCGATAGTATTGATTGTGTGGAAAAAGAATACGTTTTTATACATCTTTTACCCTCTTTTCAATTTTCTCTATCACGGACGGGTCATCTACATCTATCGTCTTATCGTGAATGATTAGACAATCCTCACGGCGCAGATTAAAGTCATTGATGCCTAATCCATTAATGACGTGCGCCAATTCCCAATTGCTTGCTACACCGTTCGCATGGTCGACTATCTTTCTGTCTTGCAGGCATTTGCATAATACGACTGCGCTACGAAATTCTATTTGGTCTTTCACTATCCATCCGAATGGTTCGCCCTGTCTTAAATGGTTCTCATTGAACGGATATTCGTTGCAGATAAAGATATTGCGTTCCGTTTCATCGTACTTGGCAATAATACTCTCTATCGCTTCTTCGGTGTAGTAAACATCGCCGAAAAGATAGATGCACGGTACATTGCACGGTACGGCATGATACAGGTCGAGATAATATCCTGTCTGTTTCAAATAATCAAATGTGAAATTGCAATATAACGGTTTGTACTCGTCAAAAGCACTCTCATCAGGATTGCAACATACTAACGGTTCAACTTCATAGGCAGAAAGAAGCCTTATCGTCCTGTCTAGCAGTTTCTCTCCGTTGATTACAGTCAGGGATTTAGGATAGTCAAAATTCGTGTAGTAACCACCACACATAATAAAAACTTTAACTTTCTGTTTTCTCACCATCCCACCATCCTTTTAGAAATTCCAAATTTGCTTCACCCGTGTCCTTATTATGGATAAAGACATTGCAGGCAGACCTTGCTGACATATTCGCAATTACGCCATCTTTGCGTTCACGCATCGAGTTTGTAAAGGTGATATTGCCGTATTGGTCTTCCTTTGCTTGGGCAGCTGCGAAGTGCAACTCACTTAACCGATTATTGTTATATACCACACCACGTGAACGCACGTCTTTCGTCGTCTGTATAATCGGTTGTGATGTCTTCTTGTCCTCCATACGGAATTTGATGACGGGTTGCTTGCCATCCAATGACGGAATGTTTTGATTACAGAACGCTTCTATCTTGGATGCCTTGTTCGGGTCTAACCCGAATTTGCAAATAACCCAATTGTATTTAAGTTCCAAATGCGCAATGTAGTAAATGATGAAATCTTCGGTGACGCCCGTGCAATCGCATCTAGCCTGTTCACCAAATTCTGCCACCATCTCTTCGACAAGTTCTTCGTCGATAACGACTACATCGCCCTTTTTAGCGTACAATTCATAGCCATACTTGTTGGCACGTGGATTGTACAAAATATTGGCGTCTTCCTTGGATTTTGCTTTAAGCATATCCTTGCGCTCGATTTTCACTTCCCCGTCGACTTTGACTTCCTCTTCCCAATACTTCGGGATAAAATAGAAATCCTTGCAGAACTCTTCATCGGTGTACGGGTTGTACACCATCATTTCCAAGCACGCCAAGTCGTTTGACGGGTTGCGCAAATACGCCATATCCAATCCGAGGAATACGGGTGCATTATAGAAAATGCTTTCGTTAAATTCTTTTGCCCGACACTCACGTTCCGTGAAATATGAAGTTATAGGGTTTTGCGGGATATTGAAGTTCTTTGTAAGGGTTGCGACCTTTTTTGATGGGTCGTTAATCATATCGACGATTTTGCCCTTTAGAAGTTCTACCGATACCGCTTTGCCCAAAGCAGGATTGGATTTCTTGAATATTCCGATGTCACCACTATAATAGGCATCGATAATCTCTTCGTAGCTCTCTTGCCTATATATCGCAAAGAACTTACGATAGTCTTTCACTTCGCTATTGCCGTACAACAAGGCATGGGCAAGTTCCTTTCTCCCATCCAAGTAACCGCCACGAACCGTTCCGTCTGTCGTTGCTTCGATAGTCAAAGCATCGCTACGCTTGGTCGATTTGCGCAGGTCATCGGCATACTTCGATGTCCTCATTCCGTGGATTTCATCAATGATTAAAATTGCAGGTATTATGCCCTCAAAGTTTGTGCCGTCACTACTCATTGCAATTAGTTTGGCATTGTTGTCTTCGATTTCGATTTCGCCAATCGAAGCACGGATATTTGCATAGTTCGATAACGTCTTGCTACGCTTGATAAGTTTCATCGTAGTGTCGAAACATAAGCGTGACTGCTTGTAGGCGTTAGAACCTATGTAAATCTTCGGGCTAGGAATATCGTGGTGAAAAAGAAAGTACAGGTTAAGGAACGCAAGGAGTGAGGTTTTGGCATTGCCACTTGCGAACATTAAAAGTACGTCATTCACTATCCTGACGTACTTTTTAACCGTGCCTATCATATTACCATTGTCGTCGAAATCTTCGACGTCGATATTCCCGTAAAAACATAGTATTGAATAGATTATCCATTTTTGGAATAACAACAACTTTACGGGTTGCCCTGCATTTTCACCCTCGATTAGGATGCAATGCTTTTCTATCCAATCTACACAATGTTTGCCCTTTTCTTCGACAAAGTCGAACTTCTTTAACATTTCACGTTGTATTTCGGTTTGCGCAATTATGTCAGGAGAATAATATTTTGGGTTGGCTTCGACATCGTTCAAGTATTCGATGAACGGATTAGATGAACGGGTTGTCTTCGTCTTGCGGTTTCGCATTGATACCTAATTCTTGTTCTAACTGCACAATTTGATTACGCAATGAAATGTTAATTTTTTGAAATTTCTCCATCATGGATATTTGCGGAAGCGGTGACAATGTCCCGTTGGAATTGCCGTGCATCGTAATATCCTGCAAAGAAATCTCATATTGAAAGCGTTTGATTAATCCCTCGTTATGGACATACTGCTCTTTACAGTCCTGCAACATATCCATGACGCTTGATTGGTCTTGCTTATCAATCCTGCGCACATCAGGTTCAAAAGTTGCACTACGTTTCTCAAGTTTTTTGCGTGCATCGGCTTTCAAGTCCACCGTTTGAGTGATGCGTTCGATAACACGCAACATTTCCTCTTCCGACATAGTTTTGCTTTCGATACCTAGAGATTTTTTGACATCCCGTATGGTTTTTTCGTTGATACCCATACTTTTAGCCAACTTTCTTTGACTAACGTTCATTTCACTCTCCTTGTATTTAAAAGAAAAGCCATCAAGCTGAAAGGAGTTGACTTGATGGCATGAAAAAGAAAAGCAATAACCCTTTACATAGTCATTGCTAATATCATATTACCACGAAAAACCCTGAATATGTTTGCGTTTTATAAAAAAATAGGATTTTTTGGCTATATATAGGGTCTGCGTAGACCATTTGCATGATGATGTCCGAAAATGATTG